CGGCTCAAACCTTGTCCCAACAGATCACTTGGCGGATGAATTCGCCGATGCTCTGCGTGAGACTTTGGTAATTGCCGGACTCGGCGCTCGCATGATGTCGGGCCTGAAAGGTGACGTTGCAATCCCTGCATTGAACTCAAAGACTGCGGTCCAGTTCGTTGCAGAGAACAACGCCCCAAATGAAGGCGCCCCAACTTTCCGTCAGATCACCATGACACCCAAGACATGCGCTGGGTTTGTGGATATCTCTCGGAAGCTGATGATGCAGTCTGACCCATCCGTGGAGCAGATTCTTCGTCAAGACATGGTGCAACAGTTCGCAGCAAAACTCGATGACGTAGCAATCGAAGGCGGCGGCGCTAACGAGCCAACTGGTATCCTCGGAACCAGCGGCATCGGCGCAGTTGTTATGGGCACTAACGGCGCGGCGATTTCTTATGCCAAGCTGGTAGAGCTCGAGCGCGAAGTTGCAATCGATAACGCTTTGGCTGGTCGCTTGTCTTACTTGACCAACCCCAAGGTTGTTGCTGCAATGCGTCAGACACCACGTCAGACTTCAGGCGTTGAAGGTAACTTCATTCTGAACGACACCAACACACTGTTGGGCTACGGCGTGGCATCAACCAACCTCGTCCCATCGGATCTGACCAAAGGTACTTCCACAGGCGTTTGCTCTGCGGTGATCTTCGGAAACTTCCAAGACTTGATGATCGGCATGTTCGGCGGCTTGGATATCCTCGTCGATCCTTACACCGGCTCATCAACTGGCGCTACTCGGATTGCAATGTATCAGGACATCGATATCGCAGTTCGTCACGCCCAGTCGTTTGCGGCGATCAAAGACGTCACCACTGCGTGATGACTTGAGAGAGCGGCCCCCTTGGGGCCGCTTTTTTATGCCGGAAATCCAGCAATTCAAAGACAAGCATCGAGGACAGACAGCCGCTATTTTATGCGGAGGCCCGTCGCTACCGCTCGATCTGCATAGAATCCCCGACGTGGATATTTTTATCGGCGTCAATCAACACGCAAACATACTCCCGCTCGACTATCTTGTATTCGGCGATCGCCACATGTGGGATCTTGTTAAGGACGTCCCGGGGTGCATGTTCATCACCCATCTAAAGAAGTTTCCAACCAAGCGAACCATCGTGGCGGATATCTGGCCGTCGATGGGATATTCTGGAATGCGAGCGATTTACGCGGCGGACTGGATGGGATTCGATACGATTCACGTTTGCGGAATGAATCAATATGATCATAATGAAAAACGCGAATACTGGTGGGAAGGTCCGCAGTGTTTGCAGATGCAGACGCATCAACCGAGGTCGTCCGATTTGGAGCGATTAAAGTCTTTTATTGATTCTCTCACCCATCCTGAGCGAATCTATTTTGCAAGCGGTCAACTGAAGGAAATGCACCAATGAAAGTTGAAATCACACGGAACACGTTTTGGGACGGCAAGCCATACGAGGTCGGTCAGGTGGTCGACTTGTCCGATCGGCAAGCTGAGGAGATGATGGCAAACGGCAAGGCAAAACCACATGCCGAACCACAAGCACCGATTATCAATCGAGCGATCGAACTGGAAACCAGCGACGAAAAGGTGACGAAGAGACAATGGCGCAAGAAACCATCACAGAACAGTACCGCGAGCTGAACAAAAAACTGCATCAGGATCGAGTTGACTATGGCGCCAGAGAGCGTCATTTAGTCTACGAAGAGATCGTGCAGTTGATCGGCGAATGCGACGCCATGCGAATTTTGGACTATGGCTGCGGCAAGGCGACGATGTCCAAGTTCGTCGATAACGTCACGAATTATGATCCATGCGTGGACGAGTTTAATCATGCAATCGAGCCGCACGATCTGGTGGTTTGCACTGACGTCTTGGAGCACATCGAGCCGGAATTGCTGGATAACGTCTTGGCGGATATCCGACGCAATGCGACGAAGGCGATTTATCTGATCGTCGCAACTCGGCCCGACAGCAGCAAAACATTGCCAGATGGCAGAAACCCACATCTCATCGTCAAGCCGGGATCGTGGTGGTTGACCAAGATCAAGGACTTATTCCCGGGATGGCGCATCAGCGCCGAGATCGATCCGAGCAAGGGCGAAGCGAAATTTATATGCCGGAAAAGCTGAAAGTTTTAACCGTCCTAAAGTCGGGCGGAGAGTACAAGCCGAGCCATGTTTACGCGCCGAAGGCGCAGGTCAACCGTTACATTTACTCGGCGGACTTTGTCTGTTTGACCGATGCCGATCTGGTCTGCGATACCATCCCATTGCGTCACTCGCTGCCGGGCTGGTGGTCCAAAATGGAAATGTTCAAGCTGCAAGGTCCTTGCTTGTATATGGATCTCGACACGATGGTCACCGGCGATTGTGGGCATTGGCTGCAAAAAATTAAAGATAGCAAATTTGCTATATTGCGTGATCCGTATCGCGGCAAGCGTGACCCCTATGCGATGGGTTCTGGCGTCATGTATTGGTCAGGCGACATGAGTCGGCTCTGGCGGTCATACGAAGACGCAGGATGCCCGACGGATATCGACGGCGGCGATCAGGCATTCATCGAGCAGGTCATCGGTTTACCTGATTATCTGCAAGATTTCACCGACTCGATCCTGTCCTATAAAGCGGACATCAGAGACGGCAATGGCTCATTAAAAGACACATCGATTCTTTACTTCCACGGCAAGCCGAGACCGTGGGATCAACAGGACATCCCATGGCCCGGCTGAAGGTTGTCTGTTTCAAGTGGCGTCGTATCGCGGGCGGCTATCAACTCCCGCATGTTTGCGACTACGGCCCAGACCACGTCCGAATTTTGAAGGCGATGGTCGAGCGCCATCTCCGAATCCCACATGATTTCATTTGCATCACAGACGACACGACCGGCCTCGACGGCATCCAGACCATCCCAATTTGGGACAAGTGTTTGGATCTTGGCGGCTGCTATAATCGACTCTATGCGTTCAGCCAAGAGATGGCGAACGTCATCGGCGACCGATTCGTCATGATCGACCTCGATTGCGTGATCGTAAAAGACATTACGCCCTTATTTGAGGCTCCGACTGATTTCAAAATCAACGGGTATTATCATCCAGACCGAGACCAGCACTACAACGGCAGCATGATTTTAATGGATGCCGGGGCACGTCGCAGGGTGTGGGATACGTTCGATCCAGTCGAATCGCCGAAGATACTCGAGAACCTCGACTATGTGATCGGATCGGATCAAGCATGGATTCGGCATGCTCTTGGCAAGGGTGAAGAGCGATTTAGTGAGGCCGAGGGCGTGTATAATTTCCTCAAGTTGAAGCATGGATCATTGCCGGGCGATGCAAGGATGGTATTCTTTGCGGGCAAGCGTGACCCGTCGCAGTGTAAACATATTGACTGGGTTCGGGAAAACTGGAGGATCTGATGGCCGTTGAAACTGACATCGAGCGCGAAATCATGCTGGCCGACTTTGGCGTGATCGCTACTGTTGGCGGCTCAAACATTACCGCAATTTTCGAGAATGACCACATCGTCGTCGATTCTGGCGGTGGCGTTCCGTTCAGTATGCGTCAAGCGATGATCTTATGTCGCAGCTCGGACGTGACCAGCGTCGTCGAGGGAGCTGCGGTTACCATTGCGACCGTCGCATACAAGGTCACAGATATCCAGCCAGACGGGCAGGGTATGACGATGCTGATCTTGGAGGATCAATAATGGCTCACGTCAGAAAGCAGATCCGCGAGTATTTCGCATCTCAACTAACCGGTCTGACCACGACCGGCGCCAATGTTTTCGAGTCTCGAGTTTATCCAATGCAGAATGCAAAGCTGCCAGCGTTGCTCATTTACTCAACATCAGAGACGTCCGAGGAAGCAGCATTCAGCAAAAAACGAATCCAAGATCGGACCGTCAGTATTCAGGTCGAGGGCTTTGTCCGCACTGTTTCAAACTTCGACGACACGCTTGATTTGATCGCCGAGGAAGTCGAAATTGCATTGCTTGATGACCCAACACTTGGCGGTCTGGCAACTCTCACAGATCTAGTGCAGACTGAGGCCACCTATACCGGCGACGGCGAGCAGCCAGTAGGTACGATTATATTGACTTTTGAAGTACACTATCGCACAGAGACCGGCGTTCCCGGCACCGCCATTTAAGGAGGCTTTACAATGGCAACACATACCGCAGCAAGTGGCGTGGTCAAGGTCGGCGCAAACGCCGTCGCAGAGATCACCGGATATTCTTTGGAGTACACATCAGACGTCGTCGAGGATACCGTGATCGGTGACTCCGCCCGTACCTATCTCCCAACGCTGAAGCAATTCACAGCGTCAGTGGATGCGTTCTGGGACGAGACAGACACTAACGGTCAGGTGGCCTTGGTTGTCGGGACCTCTGTCACGTTCTCGATTTACCCTGAGGGTGACTCGAGCGGGGACGTGTACTACACCGGTTCAGGGATCATCACTGGTCGCACGATCGCATCGTCAGTTGGCGAGATGATCACTGCGAACTTTTCGATTCAGGGATCAGGCGATCTGACACCAACAACCGTATAAGGTGATTTATGAGTTTGGCCGATTCTCTATTGGACTGGGACAATAACCGGCGTTCGTTTGTGTGGAGGGATCAGACCCTTTTCACCAGCGCCGTCACAGTTGCCGATTTGCAGACGATCTTGAACAAGCATCCAAACGTATTGAATGGCACAGACTTGGCGGGCATGGTTGAGGTAATTATTCGCAAAGTGGAAGACGAAAAGGGCGACCGGGTTTTCACTTTGGAACACAAGCCAAAACTTATGCGGATGCCGATCGGTCAAATCAGCGACTTATTCAATCAAGTTTTCACTGCGATTGAGACTGTCGAGGACGCCGAAAAAAACTAAAGTCCGGGGATCTGCTATGGCAACAGTACGCCCTAGCGGATCTCCGGGGATGCTCGATCCAAGAGATTGAGCGAATGAGCGTGACCGAGTTCAATCGGTGGTGGGCTTATTTCGAGGCGAAACATGGCAACAAAAACCGACCACAAAATAGTTCTAAGCGCGCAGGATAAAACCAAGGTCGCACTCCATTCTGTTCAGAATTCATTGGGCCGTCTTAAAGGGGCGGTTTTTTCTTTGCAGTCTGCGATGGTTTTACTTGCTGGCGGAGCTGGATTTGGGGCAGTTGCCAAGGGCGCGCTGGACTCTGTCGACGCTTTGTCAAAAGCATCCCGCCGCATCGGTATCACCACCGCCGAACTGGCCGGCCTAGCGCACGCAGCGAACCTCTCAGGACTGAGCCAAGAGACTTTATCGAAAGGTTTGGAAGGCTTGGCGAAACGAGTTTCGGAAGCATCGACCGGCATCGGCACCGGAAAACGAGCGCTCGAAGAGCTGAACATTAACGCCGAGAAATTCAACAAAATCCCGATGTCGGCGCAGTTGGCAATTTTGGCCGATAAGTTCAGCGTGATGACCAACGAGTCGGATCGCGTGCGTCTGGCGTTCGATCTGTTTGGTCGGTCTGGCGTCGAGATGATCAACATGCTCGAGGAAGGATCGAGCGGGTTTGCTGCGGCTCAAGCAGAGGCCGAAAAGTTTGGCCTGACGATCGACGATACCCGGGCGCGTGGCATCGAGGAATTCAATGACTCGGTAACCAAGTTACAAAGCGCAATCCAAGGTGCATTTATTCAAGGTCTAGGGGATGCGGCGCCAGAGATGGAGAGCGTCGCGAACAAGATCCAAGACCTGATCGTGCCGGCATTGCGAAACATGATCGCTGGGTTTAATTGGTTTTTGCAAAACCTCGACATCATCACCAAGGCGTTCCGCTTCTTTATCATCAGTCTTGCAGTCAACCGCATGATTACATTCACAAGCGGATTAATTGGCATGACTCGGAATATGTTCGTTCTGGCGGCTGCATCTAAGATATCAGGCAAGGCGTTGCTCAAAGGTCTTGGTGGCCCTATTGTCGCGATTGGAATCGCGATTGCAGATGTAACTGGGTTGATCGATAAGTTGCTGGACAGGATGGGACTTGGTGGCCTGACTACCATTGCGCCAGAAGCAGCCGACGCGCTCAGAGAGGCCGACGACGCAGTCAAGAAATTGAACGAATCGAATACCTATCTGATCGACGTCACATTGCCGGCGGCAAGCGAAGGGCTGAAAAAGGTCACGATCGCATCGAATACCATGGCGGACGTGTTCAAGGACAATTTGACCCGTGGCATGGAATCCGCCACGGACGCGCTAACCGACTTCATGATGGGCACACTGAAAGCAGGGGACGCATTCAAATCGTTCGCGAATGGAATCATTCGAGATTTGCTGAGGATGCAAATTCAGCAAAGTATTACCGGACCATCGTTTGGCATGATTCAGGGGTTCATGGGCGGAGCAAATCCAATTCGAGCGAGCCAGACCCAGTCACAGTTAGTTCAGGCGGGCGGAGCATTCGCCAATGGCGGCATGATGCCGGGTGGCAAGGCGTCCATCGTCGGAGAGCGTGGCCCAGAGTTGGTCATCCCCAACCGCAATTCGACGGTTGTGTCGAATGAGCAACTGCAAGGACTGGTCGGTAATGGTGTCAGCGTGACTTTGAACATCTCAACCGGCGTCGCGCAAACTGTACGGGCCGAGATCACGCAGCTGATGCCACAGATCGCCAACGCGACGAAGGCTGCGGTATTGGATGCACGTCGTCGTGGCGGATCATTTGCAGGGGCATTTGGAGCGTAAGATGGCAGAGACATATCCTCTAACCCTACCAACGCACACTGGAGTCTCTCAGGTCGAGATTACGGCATCCAATGTGGTGGCTATCAGTGAATCACCCTTCACGCTCTCTCAGCAGGTTGTAAGGCACGCAGGGGAACGGTGGAGTGCAATCATTACCATTCCACCTGTAAAGCGGGTAGATGCGGAATACTGGAACTCGTTTTTCTTACGCCTAAGAGGGAAGTTCGGGACGTTCCTGCTTGGCGATCCATCATCTGCAAC